CCACCTACTAATCTTTCGCCATAAACCACAGGGATATTTGCATCGTTACTTTGTTTGTTTAAAAGAACTCCTGTTTCAAAATCATCTGCTTCATTAATACCAAAGTCAGGTAAGTCAGGAACTTTAGGTCTAAACAACCAAGCAATTGCTACTGTTGCAATTAATTTAACTATTGGATTAAGATTGGTAAAATAACTTACAGCCGCACTAAAAATACTACCAATACTAAAAAAAGATTTAATTTTTGTTTTCTTTGTTTGTAATCCAGCACCACCATATTGTTTTAAAAGTTTTTCTTCTCGTTTATTTATGTAAGCAAGAAACTCTCCTTTAGGTGCGTGTTTGTTAAGTATCTTTTTTGCAAGTTTAATTAATATTTTTTCAAACCATTTGAACATTATTCTCTACCCCACTTAATATCTAATACAGTTTGAGAACTAAAATCCATTCCAACATCTGTACTAAAAAATCTTTGTTGTGAAGTGTTGTTTGTTTTACGACCATTCTTTTTTTCAAAGTCAGCCCAATGTGATACTACTGATATATTAACTACACTTTGTTTGGTGTTTTCATTAATAGCAAAATTTTCTATATTACCTTTGTATAATAAAAATGGATCTGCAATTATAGAATTGTCTGTATCTAATAGACCTCTAAAAATAGTTACTTCATCATTAGTAACATTTTCATTCAATACAGTAGAGATGAATGTTTGATCTGCACCTGATAAAGATATTGTTAAAGTTGATTTAGTAACATCTATTTCTTCAGTAAAATCAGAAACACCTATAATAAAACTTGATGGAGAATAAGTAACAGAACTACCAGATATTGAAGAAGTTAAACTATAAGTAGAGTCAGTAAAATTTACAGGAGTACTAAAACCTATTGTAAGTAAATGAAAAGGTTTAATATCATTCGTCGCTAATGCTGTCTTGATTGATGATGTTAAATTCCTTGTCATTATGTTTCTCGTAGGTTGTTCTTACTAATTTCTCAGTTCCTTTTATCATAGTAAATTCAAACTTGCCATCTGGTTTTTTATACTCCTTTAGATCATTTGTTTGAGTATTTATTTCACTTTCATCAACTATGACTTCAGCAACAAACTCAGCAGTAACTAGATGGGTTATTTTGTATTTCATTAAAGAGCTTCTTCTACATCCATTTCATAAGTATAAAGAAGTTTTCCATCATTAGTAGTTCCTGTTGCTCCAAAATTTTGAATATCATTTGTTAAATAAACTGTGAATGGAACATTGTCATAAGTAACTATTGAATCGTTAGCAACTGAAGAAACTAAAGGTGGTTCTATTGTTACTGTTGAAGCATTACTAGAAGCCTGAACATCTGCAACAACCATATATACTTTACTATGAGAAGCAAACTTGATAAAATCTCCACTTTTAAAAGCATGAGGATTATCATTATGATGTCCGTCCATAGCAATCGTTGTATCTCCTACTGCATGAACTCCATTTAACTAAAACTGTATTTGATTCATTACCTCTTGCATCTTCTACTTCTGGTGGGATTATTGTAAAGTTTTCTTTGCCTGATCTTTGCTTAATTATAAATGCCATTAGTTCTCCATATACATCTGATCTAGTTCCTGTCTTTATTGAAACAGTAAATGCCCATCTTTGATTATCTATTTGTCGTGAAAGTTTTTTACCTGATACACTTTTTGAAATAATAGTATTTTGAATAGACTTTATTCCTAAAGTTTCAAATTTAGAATTAGCTATTGGAAATGCACCAGCCATTATATTAAACTCTCCTTACCTCTTTCATTAACTGCATTGTTAATTAATTGTGTTATTGTTCCTCTTGATCTAACAAGTAATTCTTCAAAACCTGAAGCATCCACTGTATTAATGTTAAAATTAACTACTGTTGAACCTCCACCTGATAAACCTCTTGCAGATTGTGTTATTTGTCCTGTACTATTTGGAACGAACATTTCTGGACCACGCTCTCCAACTACAATAGCTCTGCCTTTTGATACTGCTCCACCTTTTGCAAAACCAAAGCCACCTCCTCCACCACCTCCTAAAGCATTAAATAATATTGCTCTTTTACGTTCTGTGTTTTGTGATTTCAAAGTGTTTAATTTATCAGCCTCAACTTTAAGTTCTTCTTGTCCTAATACTTTAGCAATCATTTGCAAAGCTATTTGTTCTATTAGTCCAGCAATAATATTAACCATAATGTTTTGTGCTATTTGTTTCATTGATGATGCAAAGTCTTTACCAAGAACTACTACTTGTGCTAATCCTTTAGACATATTTTTAATTCCACCAAGTATTCCTTTAGCTATTGTTTCATTAATAGATTCTAATTTTTTCTTTATTGATTCTTTTAGTATTTCTCCTATCTTACCAAAATCAACTCCAACTTCTTTAACACTTTTTTTAGTACTACCAGCTAACTCTAAAAGTTCTTTCATTTGTTCGTTAGTTAGAATCATATTCTTTTGTATTTGTTCTATGAATTTTTCTACTGATTTGGTTGCAACCATCCAATCTTCAGTATTTTCTGCTGATGCTCTTGTTTGTGCATTTAGTTCAGCTAATGGTGTTTGTAATCTTTCAGCCGCATCTTTAAATTCTTTAACTGTTTTTAAATTTGCCTGAAAAGTTTCTTCTGAGATTAATTTTAAGAATCTCATAGACTTAGCCATTCCCTCTATCATAGAACCATAGGCACTTGATAGACTTCCTAACATTGATCTTAATGAATCAAAAATAGCACCAAGAAATAAGATTAATAATTTACCTTTACCACCTAACATAAGAAAACCAACTACACCTAGTTCTTGAACTCCTCTTGGTAATGATTTTATAACTTCCATTGTTCCTTTTATTGCATGAGCAATAAACATAAATGGTCTTCGTAATGAATCTACAATCACTGCACCACTAATTAATATTTGTTTAGTAACATTAATTAAAAATTCTGAAGTTCTTGCACTAGCTTTTGCTAATGCTTCTCCATTATTTTCAATCATCTCATTAACTAATGAAAGACCATTCTTTATAAAGTCAAAGAATCCAGCTCTGTTAGTTTCAAGTTTAAATTTAAAAAGTTTATCTGATAACATTGAAAGTGTTCCTGTAAATGTAACTGCCATAACTTTCATAGCTTGACCAAACTTACCATCAGGACCGAATACTTCTTCAAATGCTTTTCTTGTTTCTTTAGCTGTTTTCTTAGCTCCAGCTTCAAAGCCTAACATCTCTCTAACACCTCTTTCTCTAAATACATCAGCGGCCGCTATACCACCAGCAAATGATCTTTGTATTTGTTCGGCAGTTTGTCTAAAATCTAATCCTGTTAGTACTGCAACATTACCTGTTATTTCTAAAATTTTTGAAAGTTCTTCTGCATCTTTAGATACAACTGCAAGACTTCCTGATGAAGCTGAAATCTCATCAAGAGAGAAAGGTACTTTAGCCGCAAAATTAATTAATTCTTCAAATGCTTTGTTACCCTCTTTCATTCCACCAAATAAAAAAGCAAACCTAACACCTAGATTTTCTACTTGTGTTCCTACACTTACTAATGATTTAATTACTAATGCACCACCTATTCCAGCTAATGCACCTTGTATTGAAAATACAGTTCTTTGTAATCTACCTAATCCAGCTTGAACAGAACCTAATGCTTGTCTTGTTTTATCTTTAGCAAGAATATTTATAAGTAAATTTTGAGCCATAATTATTTCTTCATGTTAGCTTTGGATTGTTCACTTTCATCTAACATAAATCCAACCCAAAGATTAAACTCATATTCACTCATCTGACTTAATTCAGATAAATTTATTTTGAGCCTATCTGCTACTATTAGCATATTTTTAAGCTCTATGTCAGTACTTACTTTTTTTTTAATTCCTCTGGACTTGGAGTTTGAACCATGGCTACGGCTATCTTAGAAAGTACATCGGAATCTACTTTGTGCATTATTGGAAGTTTGTCTTCTAAAGAAAAAATCTTTTCGCCATCTTTATCAATAGCTTTCATAATAACTACATCAGCTAATAGTCCAGCATCATTAAGATTTTCTGTTCTACTAAACAATTTTTTCTTTTCTGCAAGTGTAATTGGTTGCCAATAAATAACTGTTGGCATACCTTTTTCGTCTTGCCATTCTTCCACTTCAATAGATTGAACACCTAGAGACTCAAAATGAGATTTTGCTCTATCAATAATCTTCATAAATTAGATTATACTGTTCCTACTGTTAAAGCACCTGAACCTTGAAAAGTAACACTTCTAGAAATAACTCCATCTAAAGTATTTGAAATAGACATTCCTGTTACTATTCCACTACCTGTGTATGAAGCATCGCCTGCTGTATTACCCTCTGGAAGTAATGTAAAAGTTAAAGATGATCCAACTGTCATTTCTTCTTGTGATGTATCTGTTTCGTCAAAATGACATTCAACAGAACCACTAAATGAAGTTCTTCCTGCTAAAAAAGTTTTAGCAGAATCTGATAAAGCTGTATCTTCAACAACGTCGCCTGTTGTTTCTAATGTAAATGCAGTTACTTCAGCAGTTACGTTAGATCCTGTTTTAACGACACCTTCTTTTCCGTGATGGGTTGCCATGATTTTTTCTCCTTAGTTATTGTTTTCGTGTTAGCTGGTTTATATCCTAGCTTCTCATAGTGTGCAAGATTATTTTCGTTTATTGTAATCTCATCACTACCTTTTATTAGTTTTATATCTTTTGCCATAACATCCTTATAATAGATTTAATCTTCTTCTTCAAGTTCTTCATTATCTTCATCATATTCTTCATAAAATTCTCCCTCCTGTTCAAGTTCTTCTTTGATTTCCTCACAAAGCATTGAAATCTTATCATTCAGTTTTTCTATTTTATTTATCTTTCTAGATATGCTCATTATAGTGTTCCTGATTGATGTTCATATATAACTTTAACTGTCATTGAGATTCCACCATAAGGAAACAATGTACCAGCATCGGTTTCAATAGAAACAACTTCAGTATCTAAAGCCTTACCATTTCTAGTTATATCAGTTTCTAATGCTTCTTCAATTACTTCTATTAATTGGTTTCTAGCAGTATCTATATTTGTTTCTGATCCTTTAACGAACCCAGATACTAAAAAATCTAATGTAGCTATTCTTGTTTTACCTCCACTTCCTAATTCTTGGTCTTCTTTTGTTTCTTCTTGTGTTTGAATTAGTACTGCTGGGTATTGTTGTTCTGATAATTCTTCTAATGGGAAAGGTTGTCTAGTTACTTTCTTAATAGTTAAAGCACTTATGTTTGTAATTGTAGTTGCAATATTACTTGCGATGTCTTCTCTAATACTCATAATTTTAACTTTCTCATTTCTTTTCTAATTAAATTTTCAAATGATTGTTTTATAACATTTTCTACTTTTCTGTTAAATCCAAAAAATGGTCTTTCAGGTAATTTTCCTGATCCTGTCTGATGCCAATAAGCTCTCTTACCCATACCCATATCGTTAAAATAAACTTGTGCTTTACTTTTATTAACAACTCTTGATTTCATACTTTGAAGCATTGTATTACTATCTTGCAGATCAACAGTAGTCTTACCTTTCAATGCTGAATACTCAGGAGAGTAGGCAACAAACTTTCCACCTGAAAATTTTTTACCTTTTGTTGTATTTTCTTCAATAATTCTTCTTAATTGTTCTCCAGCTTGTTCTAATCCGCCATTATCTAATAAGTCTTCCTGAACCATGTAGGTTTTCTCTTTAAGCAACACTAATAGTTCCACTATCATCTGAATCGTATTCTACTCCATCTTCAAGTATTTTTTGAAATTCAATATTGTATTGGCTATTATAAAATTCAATCATTCTTTCAAATCTATCTTTATCAGCTTCAGGTCTAAATTTTGTTAATGCTGGAAAAAAGAATTTGCCTAAAAATAAATATACTCCAGCTCTAGTAAATTGATCTAAATTAACTCTATCAGCTTCTAACTCTACTGTATTTAAAACTGTTATATCTGTAAAAACATTTGACTTGTATGTTTGCCACCATTTAATTCTTAACTCTCTTAAAATATCTGAAGTTGTTAATCCTAACCATGTTGTTACTTTTGCATCTCCTGATGCTAACCCAAAATCAAAAGCATCTGGTTGGTATGTTTCAACATCTGCAACTGTAATAACATCTGCTCCTGTAAAATTTGCCATAATAATATTCCTTTAGTTGATTGATGGGCGATTGCTCGCCCACCAAAAGTTGCACTAATTAAAATGCCATATCCGTTACTACTTGACAACCAAAGTCATCTTTAACGATCCCTGTACCGTAAGTTACAGAACCTACGATTTCAGTTGCTCTTAAAGATGCGTCTCTTTGAGTTTCAATTTTGAAATCAGATTTCATAGCAAGACCTAATGATTGAGGATGGAATACACCACCTACTGCATCATCATCACCAAAAGAAGCAATGTTTGCATTTTCATAAAGATCAATACCGAATACTGTTCCAGCATAACCACTTCTTAGGATTTGCTCTTGAGATTGTCCTAAAGCATTTGCACCAGTTGAGTAACCAGCCGCTGTTAGAGTTTTCTTCAAGTTAAACATTGCTTTTGGAGAAAACACACCATAGTAAGGTCTAGGAATGTTTAATGTTCTTAGCGTTGCTTCAGCTTGAAGTAACAGATCAGCAGTTAATTCAACACCAGCACCACCCAAGTCATTGCCACCAGCAAAGTCTGAGAATAGAGCTGATAAATCTGCATCAACTTTTTTAGCAATAGCTTCACCGAATAATTTTCCGATGTCAGCCGCCACATCTCTTGACGCAGTATCTCTACCAAGGTCAGTTAATGTAGTCATTACTCCAACTTCAGAAGCAGTTATAGTTGCTTCAGTTGGATTGATTGCTGTGTTTGATAAATCAGTTGCTTCAGCTACTGCCGCCGCACTGATAGTTGGATATACAGGAACTGCAATTTGTTTGCCTTGTCCTGTGATATTGTATGTCGTAACCAACGGTCTCATAACAGATGTTTCTTGGAAGTTAAAAATAGCTTCTTGGATAATTTCTGTGTACAGTTCCGATAGCGTTGACGATGTTGTTTCGTTAGCCATGTTATTACCTATTGTTAATTGTTAATTGTTAATTTAGGATTTAATCTAAACCCGCTTTTAGTTTGTCGCATTTCTGCATAAACTTTTCTATCAGCAGGATTATTCAAATCCAAGTCGCCTATACTTTTAGGTTTGAGGCTATTACCACCGATACTGCTCTGGCTTCCTGATCCAGACAAAGACCCTTGACGGAAATGTGGGTTCGTATCTAAAAACTCCTTTACTCTGTCTTCAACAGTTAAAGGTTGTCCTTTTTCGTTATATCTGATGTTTCTATTATTATCAAGTACTTCTACTCTACCATCATCAGCTAATTGAAGTTCAGATTTTAACAAAGATACTATTTGTTCAGGAACAACAGCTTTATTTGTAGATGCAACAGCAAGAATCTGTTTATCTATTTTTTCAGCTACCATTTCACTTTTAATCTTTTGGATTTCAGTTTCCTTTTCAGATAATCGTTCTTGCATTATCTTTTCAAGGTCTTGTTTAGTTTTAGCTTCTTTTAATTGTTCTTGTTTAACAAGTTCAGCTTTTTGATTTTCTTCTTCTTGTATTTTCTTTTCGTATTTTCTTCTTTCAGCCATAACTCTAGATTCAAGTATGCTATTTAATTGAGCTTGTGTGAAAGTTTTTTGTTCTTCTTGTTCAGAAACTTGATTTGTTGTTTCTGTGTTTTCGTTTGTAGCTTCAGCTACGATTGTTTCTTCT